GGATGAAATTTTAAAACAGGACTGGCTGCAGGACTTTAAACAATACCGCAACATTCAGAAGCTGGAACGTAAGATTGTGGTTGCTCTGATTGAGAAGATCATCGTATATGCGAAGGACAGAATTGAAATCCGGTTTCTTTATATGGATGCGATGGAAATGATAATTGAGGCTGCGGAGTTCTGCAATGCTCATACAGAAGGAAGGAGCGCGAACGGATGATTTGTGTCAGCTACACCAGGAGCATCGCAAATGGCTACGGGATAGACAGTCCGAAAAATGCCATAACACTGCAGAATGCGTCCATTGCCAGATTCCTGAAAGAACGAGGCTGGAAGCTTGCGGCAAAGTATTCTGACCGGAAGCATGAGCGTGAGAACGAAACAGCTTTTCTTCAAATGAAGCAGGACGGCATGGATCGAAAGTTTGAATGTGTCATATTCAGCTCTCTGTTCTATTGCGGAAAGACTCTTACTTCCGCAACAGACCTTCTGGGACACGTTTTCTATCCCGCGGGGCTGCACTTTGCGGTGGCAGATGATGGTTTCTGCTCTGCAGATGTATCGCCCGAGGAAGTTCAGGCATATATCGAGAAAGTTCGGCATGAATATCGGGCCCTCAATTCGTCAAAGAATACCTACCGCTATAATCCCAAAACGATCTACAAGAAATACGGTTATGTCAGAGTCGGAGAGGAGGAACTTGAGATTGACCCAGAACCCGCTGAAGTGATTAAGGAAATATTCCGACTTTCCAGATCTGGAAAATCCATGAAGGATATTGCAGACATCCTTAATGAAAGAGGTGTTGAGAGCTGCATGGCGTACCGCCGCAGGAAAACAGGAATTGATTATAAATATGGAAGCAATGGCTGGAATGCGTCTTCGGTTTCCGGAATTCTTGAAAACAAGGTATATATCGGTGAGTGGAAAAGAAAGATTAACGGCAAAGTTAAAATGTATAGTTGCCCACCGATTATTGATAAGGGAACCTTTGAAAAAACGAGGGCGGCGGTTCTGGGCAGAGACCTGGCAAAAGGGAAACGGCAAAAATATTCTGGACGAAGCCTTTTGACTCGTAAGATTGTTGACATGGAGACCAACTGGCCGCTTCATGTATATGTCCTGCCAAAGGATAAGTCCAATGTATTCCGCTTTCGCTATCCGGCTCCTGTCGTAAGGGCTTATGACAAGCTGTATTTGTCCTGTAAAGTGGTTGAACAGAATGTTGGACAATTGCTTCGTCAGGAAAAAGAAAAAGCAGAGAGAGCGGAGAAACTTCTTCTAAGCGAACAAGGAATAGCAGTCAAAGAGGCACGGCTGCGTCCGCTTAAAGGTGCGGCAGGCACACTTTTTTCAAAAATGATGGAATTGGAAAAGAAGATTGTTCCGCTGCAGAGAGAAACGGACAAGGGAATTATTGAGGCTGCGGAGTTTGAAAAGAGAAGACAAGTCATTCTGGATCATATAGCGGATCTGGATTCTCAACTGCAGGGTTATCTTGATGAGATTGGTACTGTGGAAACGACATTCTCTCAGAAAAATCCCTGGCTGCAGCACTATGTTGGTATGGAGGCTTTTGAACAGCTGACACCTGAGATCGTGAAGAAATATATCGGAATGGTTAAGGTTTTCCGCTTTGAGACCGTACACTTTGCCCCTGTACAGGAAGAATGGTTTAACCGTCTGCCGAAAAGCTGGTTCACAGAATGGGAGGTTGAAGAAGATGGCGAGAAAAAGCAGAAGGACTAATCTCGTGAAGCCGGTCGAAACCTCAGTCAGGGTGGAGCAGGCAACGGAAGGATTGGCTACAGGTGCCTATGCGCGCCTTTCAGTCGAAAAAGACGATGAAGGGAGCATCCAGACCCAGATCACACTGATCCATAATTATATTGCGGAGCATCCGGAACTGCGTCTGACAGATACATACGTAGACAACGGATACTCCGGAACTGATTTTGATCGTCCGAACTTTACCAGACTGATGGATGATGTCCGGACAGGGAAGATCCAGTGCATTGTCGTAAAAGACCTTTCCCGATTCGGAAGAGATTTCCTGGAAACGGGATATTATATCGAGACACTGCTTCCGAAGTTGAACGTTCGCCTGATTTCCATCAATGATGCGTTTGACAGCTTTCGGGAAGAGGATGTAAACAGCATCTCTGTTCCTATCAAAAACATGGTCAATGAAATGTATGCAAAGGACTTCTCGCGGAAAGTCTCTGCATATCATGATCTTCATCGTAAGAACGGCGATGTTCGCCTGACCAGGACTGTCTATGGCTATCAGATCGATAAAGAGAAGAACATATATGTACCGAACGCAGATACAGCTCCGGTCGTTAAGATGATCTTCCGGTGGTTCCTGATGGGGTATCAGACCGGGCAGATTGCAGAACGGCTCAATATGCTGGACGTGATGACGCCGCGCAATTATAAAGAGACGATCGAAAAAGGACGGAGACTTGAAAAAGAAGACCGATGGACTATGGCTCGTGTCAGGGACATTCTGAAAAATGAAAAATACATCGGAGATCTGATCTGGGGAAAACGGGCAAAACGTCTGTATCTGAATATCCCGGAGCATAAGACGCCGCAGGAAGAGTGGACGATCTACCATGACATGCATGAGCCTCTGGTTACAAAAGATGATTTTGAGAGCGCCCGTGCCATGATTGATGCTACAACTGCAAAGCTGAAGAAAAAACCGATTTATGAAACCGGCGAAACGGACAGTTTCCAAGGAAAGATTTACTGTGCAGACTGCGGCAAGAGAATGCGTTATCAGAAACTATGTTACCAGAACCGCAATGGCGCGATCTATTACTGTGGAAACGATCAAAAAGAAGGATGGCACCAATATGTACATGCAGATTTCCTTAAGTTATTCGCGGCAGATCAGATACAGTTTCTGATCCGCAGTATGTGTGACCGGAAGTTGCTGATCGAAAAGGCAAACCAGAAGATGGATGGCAGGAGCAAACTGCTTGCTGCCAAAAGAAAAACGCTGAACCTGCATCAGAAACTGGATCAAGTAGGAGAAAAAGCAGCTTCTCTATACGAAGACCTGGTGGAGGGAATCCTTTCCCAGGAGGAATACAAAGAACTGCAGAATCATTATGCACAGGTTCGTGAGAATCTACAGGCCAGGATCAGGGAAGCGGAGGAAGAGCAGCGCAACACCGACATGCAGATTGGACGCTTTCTGGACTGGCAGGCAAAGCTGGAACAGCATCTTGGAGAACTGACATTCAACGAGAAGTTGGCAAATGAATTGATCGAACGTATAGAGGTTAGCGATCAGGGACTCATAGAGATTCGATTTACTTGTGATGATGTTTGCATGAAGGTGGCGGAACTGCTGGAGGATGAGGATGGTGATAATACATGATGATAGGATTTTATATGCGTTTGTCCATGGCAGACGGAGACCTTGGAAAAGACGAAAAAGAAGAAAGCAACAGCATAGAGAACCAGAGGCTGTTGCTGCAGGGGTTCGTGGAGTCCCGGAAGGATATTTCCGGGGACATTACTGAGTATATCGATGATGGCTATACTGGAACAAACTTTGACAGGCCTGCTTTCAAGCAGATGATTGAAGATGCCAAGAAGGGTAAGATCGATACGATCATTGTGAAAGACCTATCTCGACTCGGGCGTGATTATATTGGTGCCGGTGATTATCTGGAGCAGATATTTCCGGTGCTGGGGATACGCTTTATAGCAGTCAACTCTTCTTATGACAGCAATGACTACATTGGAAAGACAATTGGGCTGGACGTAAGCATCAGCAACCTTCTGAATTCCCTTTACAGTAAGGATCTTTCAAAGAAATACACCAGTGCTATTCGTACAAAATGGAAGCAGGGAATATCAACATGTGGCAGGCTTCCCTTTGGATACAAGAAGGATGATACGGATAAATCAAAATGGCTGATTGACGAGGAGGCAGCAAAATATGTGCGGATCGTATTCGAGAAAGCGATGGAGGGATGGAATACGTCCAGTATTGCGAACCATATGAATGAGATTCACGCGCCGACGCCCGGAAAATATAAACAGGACCATTTTGATAACTATGAACAGTGGAACCGGGTTGTCAGTGATAATGAATGGCTTTGGGATACTTATATGGTTTGGAGAATTATCAAATGCTATTCCTATACCGGTGCATTGGTTCACGGTACTACAAAAAGGCTCCGCGTGGGAGGAAAAGCCAAGAGAGCGGTTCCGCAGAAAGACCAGGTGATCGTGGATGGCGTGCATCCGGCCATCGTTACCGTGGACGAATGGGAGACAGCACAGGCAGCAATTCGCTCAACGTCAAAAAGGTCGTTGCCTCAGAAAACGAATTTCCCTTTGACTGGGAAGGTTCGCTGTGGAAACTGCGGGTGCAGTATGCCGTATAGTGATCGCGGAACGCCGAGTCTTTGCTGCCTCCACAGGCAGGGAGTAGGGAAACATTCAAAATGTGATTCAACAGTCTACGAGGCAAAGGAAATCATCGGTATCGTATCTTATGCGCTTCGCACTAAGGTGGCGCTGTTTAGAAATATCAATACTGTATTACAGGAGCAGAAAGATAATGATCATAATCCTGTACAGGATCGACTTCGGGAAATCAAAATGGAAATCGAGACACTGAAGGCCAGACGTATCCATCTTTATGAAGCATATGCAGAAGGGATCATCACCAAAGACAAGTATTTGTCAGATAAGGAAGAACTGACTGAATTGATTGAGCGGGTAGAAAAGGAACAGAAAATGCTGATTAGGTCGGCGGAAGAAGAGGATGCGCTGCTGACCGGTGTAAAGCGTATCTCGGATGATTCTGATGTGATAGATGCAAGCAGAGAACTGACCGTACAGATTGCCGATACATATATTGATCGGGTCGTCATATATGATCCGAAGCATATGGAAATCATTTTTACTTTTGAAGATCTGCTGCAACAGGCGGCGGAACGTGCACGCTCTATTCTGGAGCAGAAAGGAACGGGTGTGGATGCATGAAACTGATCAGAAATACCATAGTACCGGTTATTATGATTCTGCTTTTGGCCTATCTCGGCCACTATATCTACATGGTGAATGGTCAAATTGACTGGCTCAGGTTTTGCCTTGTGTTCGGTATTCCCTTCGGTGTGCCTTATATGCTGTGGGTGATACCGATTGGCGGCAGTCCGGCAACGAGTGTCGCGATCCTTGCGCTAAATGTTGTGGTTGGTGCGATGTTCGGCTGTGTGATTGCAGCATTTGCCCTGATCAGGGCGGTGGTCTACTTCGTATGGTGGATATCTGCGAAGCTGACTGGACAACAGCCATAACTATAAAAAAGCAAACGAAAACCGCTGAATGACAGGTATCTAAGGTATCTGTGATTCAGCGGTTATTTTTTGTCTGCGGCATCATCGGAAAAGGTCAATATGTCGTTTGGAGTACATTCCAGGATATTACAGAGCCTTTCGATGGAAAGAACCGTGATGTTTTGATTACGTCGGAGGCGTTCAAGCAAGCTTTTTTCGATCCCCCGATTGAGCAGCTGATATTGCGATATTCCTTTGACTTTCATGGTCTGCCAAAGGGGACTATAGTCGATCAAACAGCCAGCCTCCTTTCTCCAGTTTTGTTCATTATAGATTTTTGAGGGTTCTAATGATATGGTCTATATATGCTCCATATATCCGCTGAAAAAGCGGTGAAACGGGGATATTTCGGCTTCTGGACACATAAAATTGCAGTCTTGGATAAGACCAAGACTGCAAAGAAAGAACGGTAAAAATGATACTCGTGATCGGTGTCGGAGGGGAGGTGAAGAT